AGCCAATCTACTCGCTGGAATGATTTAATTTTCAGTTAGCGACTGGATTAGGATCTGGAAGTCTTGATAATATGGCTGGAGATTAGGATGGTAAAATATCCAAACCTGAAAAGCCAACAAGACCAAAACGCTGAAACATCGAATAAGAAGGCCGTACAGCAATTTGCGTTGCAAAATGCAAGTGTTGCACAGTATCTTCTTTGTTTTATCGATGATTTTAGCCATCATTTACCTCGTCATGTTTATAGTTGCGCGGCTCAGGCAAAAGATCGGAAAACTGTTGAATCACGTTTTTCGACCGAAGGCCTTAGTTTCGCCACAAAAGCACTTCCAAAACTGTCGGAAGGGCTTTTCCTCTTCTTAGAAACGGGAAAAGTTAACTATCCGTCCTTCAAATTGAAGGGGGATACGGGTCACCCAGCATTTTTATCTGGGCTGTTCCGTCTTGCTTATGGACGTGGTGAGTATCAGGTAGAGGCCGTACGCTTAATATATCAGTTTAGCGTATGCTTCAAAAAACTAGTTGGGCCATACCCTGATAGTGTACTCAGCAAACAGTATGCTGATTTTGTTTCAGTTGATTCGGGTCTTGCGGACATCGATTGGTTTTCCGATGTCAACTTCCCGATACTGGAGCAAGCTAGGAAAGAGATCAATAGCGTCTTTAAAGACGTTGATTTGATGTCGCTGGCAGTACCAAGGCCAGGTCCTGGTGCAACGAATACACCCGTTGCAAAGCACATGAGATATCGTCCTCATGTACTGTACACACAAGTGAATGACGTCATAGATTACGTTGACATGTTTCAAGTCAACCCCTATGATGTAGTCCACCAGACGAAACTTTGGCGCAACCTGCATAATAACAAGGTTGCGGAGCCGCATTCCCGATATAAATCCGTATTTAAAACTTTCGGAAAGGGACGCGGTATATGCATTGAAGAAAACGAAGTTCAGTTTTTCCAACAAGCCTTTAGGCGTGCACTCTATAAGATAATTGATGACTGCCCAATTACAAATGGCAAAATCAATTTTTCTGATCAGAGCATTAATGCACTCCTAGCATTATTAGGTAGTTGGACTGGACAACAAGCCACGCTCGACCTATCAGAAGCAAGCGATAGGAACGCACGAGAACTTATATCATGGATGTTTCAAGATACTACTTTCCATGATATACTTATGGCACTGTCGACTAGAATCATCGACTTTCCCGTTGAATCGGGTGTTAAATCGATTAGGTCATTTAAATTTGCACCTATGGGATCATCTTTATGTTTCCCGATAATGTCCTTAGTGAATTGGGCATTATGTAGATCGATTATCAGTTTCTCCAGTG